CGTAAGACTGGTGAAGTTCTAGGTATAGAACAAGAGATAGGTTATAAGAATGGTAGAAACTATATACCCACTAATAAGTCTCTTTACTATAGAACAACTAGCCTTAACGGTGACCCATCTGGTCGTTCTATTCTTCGTAATGCTTATACTTCTTATGAATACCTTAATAATCTGCAAGCTATAGAAGCTATTGCAGTAGAACGTGAGTTAGCTGGTATTCCAGTAGCTCGTATACCTGCTGAGTACTTATCAGGAGATGCTTCTGCCGCACAGTCAGGTTTCGTTAACAATTTACAACAGATCCTTAGAGATGTTAAGTTTAACGAGCAAGGTTACATAATATTACCTTCTGATAGCTACCCAGACAAAGATGGTTCTCCTACTAACCAAAGATTAGTCGATATAGAACTTATGGCTTCTAATGGTAAACGTAATATAGACATAGATCCTATCGTTAAGCGTTATCAGCATGACATAGCAAGATCAATGTTATCCGAGTTTCTTCTGCTAGGATCTCAAGGCGGTTCTTACGCCTTATCCAAGTCGAAGACAGACCTGTTCCTTCGTGCGCTTGAGAGTTACATCCAAGCGATCACAGATGTTCTCAACAAACAGTTGGTCGAGCGACTGTGGGAGTTGAACGGTCTGAACTATGACTTAATGCCAACTATTGAAGCTGGTGATGTAGCACCTCACGACTTACGTGAGATTGCAGGGTTCTTACGTAATCTTAACGGTGCAAATATTAACGTATCAGATCACCCAGAAGTTATACAGAATCTTATGGATATAGCTGAACTAGAGTACGATCCGAATGTAACTGTAGATCCAGAACCAGAGGTAGAAGAATAACATGGCAACTTTAAACAACAGAGTTCTAGACAATGGACTAACTGTCTTAGACACAGAAGCTAATCGTATTGACCTGACATCTCAAGAAGCTACAAGTTACGCAGAGGCTTCCTCTACTTATACTTTAGGTAATTCTACAAGTCTTTCTATTGCTTCACCTACAGACCGATCTGGTGGTGGACGTGAAGTAGTAGTAGCCGCAATATCAGATGGTTCGATAACTGGCAACGGTACAGCAACTCACTATGCCGTAGTTGATACAACTAACTCCCGTCTACTTGCAACAGGTTCTCTTACTGCAAGCCAAGTTGTTTCGTCTGGTAATACTTTTTCACTAGGGTCATTTACTATCGGTATACCTGATCCTGCATAATAGAGGTCATTAAGCATGACAAGCAGGATTCTACAGGAAAATAGCAGTTTAATACTCACTCAAGCTAGTGAGCCTATTATTAACGAGAACTACATAGGTGCAAATAGCTTTGTTGTTGTTGCTCCTGTAGTTCAGAGTACTGCAATAACTCAAGTACATGTTACGAATGTAGTAGACATAACTACAGGTCAACCTATAGTAGATACTTCTTCTTTAGTTCAATTACAGAACTTAAGTGCAAACAATACTACTACAGGTCAACCTTCAGTTTCTACTTCTAGTGTAAGTCAGTTACATGAGTTAACTACAGGTAATACTACAACAAGTCAACCTGTAGTCTCTGTTTCCACTATAGGTCAGTTACACATACTAACTACAAGTAATACTGATACAGGTTCTCCTATAGTATCTAATGCTACAGCGATTGAAGATGAAGTAAGTACAGCATCTCCTATTGTTACTGGAAACCCAGTAGTAAACTCAACCCCGATAACTCAGTCTAACTCATTTTCTGCTGGTAGTATCTTAACAGGTAGACCAGACGTAGAAGATGCCGCAGATCCTAACGAACAATATGAACAGGTGGTACAGCAGATGTTTGGTGGTTGGCCTAAAAGAATATACGATCATACTGATTTGGCTATCTCAAGAGGCCATACATTAGGATATAGAACTCTATACAAGTTTGGTTATAACCCAGATGTAGATACTACAGAAGAAACAGTTTGGGGCAATGCTGGTGACTACATATGGTTAGACAATGCAGTTACTATGTTTGTAAGTAGTACAAGTGCAAATGATAGTGGTACTGGCATAGGAGCTAGAACTATTCTCATACAAGGTCTAGATGAAGACTACAATGAAATAGAAGAGACTATAACTCTTAACGGACAGACACAAGTAGCTACTCAGTTGTCGTATTTGAGAGTATACAGATCTTTTGTTACACTTGCAGGTTCTAACGAAGGAACTAGCGGTGTTATATACATAGGCTCTTCTGGTGCTACAGGCGGAGTTCCTAACTCTTCAGTTTATGCTAGTATAAGCGTAGGTAATCAGACACAGATAGCCGCTTATACAGTACCTGCTGGACATACACTATATATAGACGAGATTAATTTTACTGCGGCTGTATCTCAAGCTCAAAAGCTAGTTCACTGTAAGTTTAACAGCAGAGATCACGGATCTAACGTGTTTAGGACAAGGTTTGTACAAGTAATACAAAGCAATCAACTAATACAGTCATTTAAGTACCCACAAGAGTTTGCAGAGAAGACAGATTTAGAGTGTAGAGTATCTACAGACACTACTAACACAGCAATCGGCGCATCTTTCCAAGGTGTATTAATTAAGAACGAAACATAAGGTAATTTATCATGAAAGTCGGATCTAAAGTATCTTGGAACTCATCTGGTGGAACTGCTAGTGGTATTGTACGTCAAATAGTAAGAGATGGAACAGTACCTAACATACCAGTTAAAATAACAGGTACAAAAGAAGAACCTGCGGCACGTATTGAAATAACTGACGATAAAGGTAAACCTACAGGTCAAATGGTAGGACATAAAGTATCTACTTTACGTAAAGCACAATATGCTAATGATATCTTTACTACGGAGCCTGAAGCTATCTCTAGATCTATGGATTTAGGACTTGGTGGAGCTACTCACGTATCTGACTACAATGGCCAAGCTGTGTACATGCCAGCAGATAGCCATGAGGCGTATCTAGCCTACTACGAGGGCAGTGAGCCTATGGAAGAAGCTGAAGCCCCCTCAGTGGATCGTATAGAGGCTCTCAGGGTCATTGTACAAGAGATCATGAAGACTGAATTTGCTAAAGCTGATTATCAAGGTGAGAAAGTTACTTTAAACAAGCCTAGACGTATCAAAGGTGGCAATAAGAAGTTTGAAGTGTTTGTACAGTCTGGCGGTAAAGTTAAGAGAGTTACATTCGGTGACCCTAACATGGAAATTCGTCGAGATGATCCTAAAGCTAGAGCTAACTTTAGAGCTAGACATAATTGTGATAGCAAGAAAGATAAAACAACGGCTGGCTATTGGTCATGTCGTATGTGGCAATCAAATACATCGGTGAGTGATATGACTAAAGCGAATATTGAAGGTAAGATCCTTAAGACTGACGACGAACAACGATTAGTCTATGGTTGGGCTTCAGTAGTAACCGAAAAGGGTGACGCTGTAGTAGATCGACAAGGTGATGTAATAGAGGCTGAGACTTTAGTTAAAGCTGTTAATGAATTTATGGAGCATGTGCGAGTCGGCAAGGCTATGCACACAGGGGATCAAGTAGGTGTCGTTGTACACTCACTCCCGATCACTAAAGAAATTGGTGATTCTCTAGGTATCCAGTCTGACCGTGAAGGATGGGTTGTCGCTTACAAAGTATTCGACGATGATGTCTGGGCAATGGTGAAGTCTGGTGAACTCGCCGCGTTCTCTATAGGTGGACGTGCTATTAAGGAGGAAATCTAACTTGCCTAATCTCCTAAAAAACTTGCACCTTGAAGAACTTTCCCTAGTGGATCGTCCAGCCAATGCACAGGCAATGGTTAGCCTCTTCAAGCGTGACAATTCCTTTGAAGGTATTAATAAAATGAATGAAGAAATGGAAACCAAAGTAGCCGCTTACATGAAAGACAAAGGTTGTGGTCGCGCAGATGCGATGAAAGCCCTTGGATATGACATGGAAAAAGCTGAAGAAGTTAAAGAAGAAGTTGCTGAGAAATCAGAAGCAGAAGAGGTTAACCCTCTAGAAGCTGAGATAGAAACTCTCAAGGCTGAAAATGAAACACTTCGTAAAGGTCTTATAGACAACGGCTACGTTATAACTGCTGATGCAATCGAGAAGAAAGCTGAAGTAGAAATGATGGACATAGAAGGTGAGATGGTAGTTAAATCTGACATCCCTGCTCCAGTCCTAAAAGCACTTGAAGCGGCGGCTCTAGAAAAAGCTGATGTTGCTCTAACTAAGAGTGCTGAAGAAGCTCTACCAAACTTTGATTTAGCTGTAGCTAAGTCTCTAGTAGAGAAGTTCGCAGAAGAAGAAAAAATCATGGAAGCACTAAAGGCGTGTGACGCATCTATTGGCGCATCTATGGAAGAATTTGGTAAGTCAGATGTAGACGGTGAGTTCGCCTCATCTTCAGACAAACTAGATAGTCTTGTAAAGTCCTACATGGACGACAACCAACTAAAGAAAAGTGAATACGCAAAGGCTTACGCTGTTGTAGCGAAGACTGACGAAGGTAAGTCACTTATTAACAAAACCTACAAAGGGGAATAATCATGGCGGTAATGCAGTCTCGTGACAACCGTACTTTCATCGCTGGGGAAGATTTATCTTCAGCACAATTCAAATTCGTAACTCTTGAGTCAGATGGTCAAGTAGACCTAGCTGATTCTGCTGGCGAAAACGCTATCGGTGTTTGCATCGCAGGTGCTGGTGCTGGTAAAGCTGTAACTGTAACCGTTTCTGGTTCAGTCATGGTTACTTGTGGTGGCACTATTGCCGCTGGAGCCGCTGTACAGACAGATGCTTCTGGTGATGCTTTAACAGCCGCAACTGGTGACGTTATCTTAGGCTATGCCCGTGAAGCTGGTGTAGATGGACAAATCATCGAAATAGAAATGATCCAAGGTGGCAACTTAGCGGCCTAAATCAGCATTTTAAAGGAATAACATAATGCCATTATTAACTCCCTCTTCAGTACATATAGATCAGCCGTTATCTAATTTAACGCTTGCTTATGTACAAGAACAAACAAACTTTATCGCTGACAAAGTATTCCCAACAGTGGGCGTACAATCTCAGTCAGATAAATATTATATCTATGACCGCGCAAACATGAACCGTACAGGTGATGTTAAGAAATTAGCACCACGTACAGAAGTTAACCGTATTGGGATGGCTCTTTCAAGTGCCGCTTACTACGCTGACGTTTATGGTTTAGGTATGGACTTCGACGAGCAAACACTTGCTAACGAAGACTCAATGTTAGAAATTCGTTCTGCTGGTGCAGAGACATTGACAAACCGTCTGTTAATAGATCGTGAGGAGCGTTTCGCTTCTACATTCTTTAACGCTGGTGTTTGGACAACAGACGTTACTCCATCTAACTTGTGGTCAGACTACACGAACTCTACACCTATCTCAGATGTAACTACGGGTCGTCGCACAATGCAACTTAAGTCTGGTGGATTTAAGCCAAACACAATGGTTGTAGGTAAAGAAGTACGTGACGTATTAATTAACCACCCAGACATCTTAGCTCGCTTAAACGGTGGAGCAACTGTAACAAACACTGCTTTGATCACAGATGCTAAATTAGCTGAGATCTTTGAAGTAGAAAACTTCTACGTAATGGAAGCTGTGAAGAACAGTTCTGTAGAAGGTGTTGCGGAAAG